CGAACGCATCAAGGATGCGTCCACACTGGGGACCGTATGCCACTCCGTAGCGGAGGACGCGCTGAACTCACGCAAGGACGGCATAGCGGAGATGTCCCTTGACGACATGAACGATGCGTTCGGCTACTACTGGGAGGAAGCAGTCCCTACCGTAGAGGTGTGGAACAACTACACCCCGGACAGCGCATACAAGGCAGGGCTAGGGAAGATAGCCAACTGGCATGACGAGGTGTTCCCGCAGGTCCAGCCGGTACTGGTTGAGTACACGTTTGATGTGCCGCTCATCGACAACGATGAACGACTGGTTCGCATGACCGGCACCGTTGATCTCGTGGAAGAGAACCGGCTGTGGGATTGGAAGTTCCCAAGCCGTGACTACTCAAAGGAACGCTGGCAGTACGAGCGTTGGGATGTGCAATCCATCGCTTACTGCTATGCGTTGGGTATCCCGAACTTCTCTTACGCGGTCATGCACCCGGATGGTGTGGGCCGTATGGATCTTGAGCGTGGGCAGGAGCATTTCGACTGGCTACGTGAAAAGGTTTCGGCACTCTGCCGACTGTTGGAAACTCAGACGGGTCCGTACCCGTTGGGTGACAACGGTTGGTGGTGTTCCGAAAAGTGGTGCGAAAGTTTCGCACGGTGCAAAGGCGCAACGATAGGAGGCGCATAGTTATGGCTTTCAAGCCGATGAGTCCGCTAGAGCGGGCCAGTATTGAAGCACAGGTTGTTCTCAAGGCAGCGGTTGAACTCGCTGTCGCTGAGATTGGCAACGAACCCGACGGTGTAGCCGTCACAATGGCGATTGAAAACGCACGGGAACTCGCAAGAGAACTACCCAACCTTAAGGACACTCTCGTGAATCTAGGAGAGGGCGCTGAGGTAGCGGTAGCACCCGGTCAAGACATAGCGGATGCTGTCGTAGCAGCATTCCCCGGAGCGACTGAGGTCGCATCGGACAGGCCCGAGTCCAAGTACATAGACGATGAGCAGTACGCTCTCGTCCATAAGATTTGGCTCGCAGAAAAGAATGCGGGTGTCGCTTACGCATCCAAGGACAGCATGTTCTTGGACAACCAAGCGATACGCAAACTCTTTCAGGATGGTACGCGCACGTTCCCAGCGGACTATTGGGCGCAGACCCTCCAAGGCAAGGAGATCCCAACCACCAAGACAGGCAAGTGTGGGCTGGGTGACTTCAAACTTAAGAAGGGCGTGAGCGTCGCAGGCGACGGTTCGCTGTTCTTGAGCGAAGGTGAGGGTAACCATCCCCTCGCCAACAAGAGCGGGTACTTCGCTGGTCTGGTGAAGAACAGCCCGTTCAACTGGGGCGAACGCCCCGACCCTGTAGATCCGCAGGGCTGGCTGGCAAAGGCCAATGCCTGAGGAACTATCGTTGGAGGAAGCCTTAGCGCTTGTAGCCGGGGCGGAATCGGATTCGCATTCCGCTCCGGCACCTCCCTCTCAGCCTCCAACTGAAATAGAGGGGATTTCTGCCGCTGACCTGCAACGGCTCTTCACTCCGAAGAAGGAACAGGTGCGTCGTATGCGCCACGACCTTCGTTCGGGGAACGAATGGTCGTTCGGGGTGCGGGTGTTTGATGACGCCACCTTGGGTGGCGCCCGTGGTGGGCAACTCGTCACCGTTATCGGTCGATCCCATACGGGTAAGACCCTGCTGGCGTTGAACATGGTGGCCCGCAACCGCAACCACCGCACGCTGTGGGTCAGCCCGGATGAAACCGAAACGATGTTCTGGGGTAGGTACACAGCCATACGCCTAGAGATCGACCAGAAGGAATGGATCAACCGTCTTATCCGTGAGGACAGGTCAGCGTGGGAAAGGGTGGAGCAGGTTATGCGTGACGAAACAAACCTTCACTTTGAATCCACGGGGATGACTGTCGATGACATCGACAAGGCCATGCGTATCGCATCGGTGGAACTATGGGATGGGCAACGCCCAGACGTAATCGTCTACGACTACTTGGAGTTGATCCGGGGTGGGGGCGCTGGCGATGCGGCCAGCGTCCAAGCCAAGATCGAATCGTTCAAACAGTTGGTGTCCGACTGGCGTGTCGTAGGCGTAATACTCCACCAGTCTGGCCGGGGTTCAGGGAACCGTGGCCGTGCCGGTGGCATAGAAGCAGGGCGGTACGCATCCACCAGCGAGAGCCATTTCCTCATTGAGACATGGCGCAGATGGGATGACACGAACCTTGAGGAAGATACCCGCAGGCACTATGAGGATGAAATCAGTGTCGGGTTGTGGAAGAATAAATCAGGTGATGGCGAGAAAGCAGAAGTCAACCTCACAATCCACACAAGCGGGAGGCTCCTAGAGCCGGGGATCGTATGGGAGCAGATGAGTTTAGATGAGTGACTTACCTGCACCCCAGTTTCGTACCCTATTCTCAGGCTTCCCTTATGCCTACGGCACGGACGCAGGCGGTTGCCGTTGGGCAGAAGTAGGCGATGACCTGCTAGAACGCCACCTCACAGGCGAAGAGATGATCGGGATTTACCCGATGGTCTACGACCCGAACCATGAGGGCGGAGGCCCAGACACATGGCGTGAGGACGTTGATAATAACCGTTATTACGTAGACATGAACCCTGATCTGTGGATGTGTAGGTGGGGGTCTATCGACATAGACGAAGGCGATGACTCTCTGGTCATCGCACGCAACGTGTCGATGGTGCTGCGAGCAATGGATATCAAATCGTGGGTGGAACTCTCACGCAGCAAGGGCTGTCACCTGTGGATATTCAACCGGGAATGGGTGCGCGCATCAGTGATGCGCCGTGCCATGAAAGCAGCGTTGGATCTGGCGGGAGCCAAGTACGACGCTGTGTACCCCAAGCAGGATTCCCTGAAGGGGCCACCCGGCAACTACATGCGCTTGCCGTATGGTGGGAACCGCCCACCCGGTACTGGTCTGCTGGATCGGCAAGTGATCCTAGACACAGACGATGAGGGCTTAGACCTATTCGACTTCATCATCTTGGCTGAACAGGACAGGACGCCTACAGCGGTGTTGGAACGTGCGGCTTCCCTGTATGAACCACCCAAGCCTGTGGTGCCTGACCTGCCACCTAAGAGGGACTACAGCAAGGAACCTCTTATGCAGGTGGATGGTTCCCGTCTGCGTGGTTTGGCATCGGAGATGTTCAACAACGGTCCAGTTCCGTACTACCGTGGGCATGGAGCAGGAAAGGGACGGCACGGTTTCCTGAATAGGTTCGCCCGTTCGATGTTTGAGTCGGGCTACACTCGCACCGATGTCATCTCGTGGACTAAAGACTTAGATTCGCGCTTAGGACAATGGTGGGATGATGGCCCAAAGTTCGCAGGCAGACACGACTGCGAAAGGCAAATCGACCGGCTCGTCACCGACGCCCAACAGCGGGCAACAGTCTCCCAATGAGTTCTCATTCGTTGTCCCCGGCAGACCACAGCCCAAGGGTCGTCCCCGAATGTCGCGCAAAGGTCGCGTTTACACTCCGAAGGAAACCGTCGAAGCGGAGAAAGCATACGCTCAAGCGGTTGGCGATGACCCGCCCGTCTTTCACGGGCCGGTCACGGTGGAGATGACGTTTTGCGAGGAAGCAACATACGTCACTGTCCGCTCCTTGACGCAATGGCAGACACCGTTACGTGGGGATTTGGACAACTACATCAAACTGTGCCTAGATGGGTGCCAACGTGCGGGCGTTATCCCCAACGACAGGCTTGTGGTTCAACTGAAAGCGAGCAAAGAATGATCCTCGTAGAACTACACCCTTGGGAATACGAGTGGGCACTCCATGTAGGCGCCCGCAGGTACATAGAAAACTGGGGTAAAGCGGACGCTGCGTACTACGACAAGAAACGCATGGAGGATGACCGCACCGCGCAAGCCGCCGCTTGCGTGGGGGAACTAGCGGTTGCCAAACTCACGAACCAGTTCTGGTCTGGTCATGTGTGGCCTAAGAACAAGCACGAAGAGTTCAAAGGCATGGCCGATGTCGGCCACAACATTGAGGTCAGGCGTGTGCGCACAAGCAGCAGCGCTGCGGTGCGCCGCAAACAACTAGGCAAAGGTTTAGTTCTCTTCGTGGTCAGGCCCGTCGCCCCAGAGTTCCGGGCCGTAGAAATCTTAGGGTGGATCGACCATGACGAGGCATGGGAGAAAGGCGAACCATCCGGTTACGACGCCGAAGGGACCAGAGTCATCGCAGAGGATTTCCTGAACCCACCCATGACGTATGCTGGGGAGGATGGCGAAGAAAGAATTCCCGTTTGACCCCCTTCGGGCTAGCCGATTGGTCGGTAGACCGTCCACCCGAAGCCAAGAGTTATCTCAAACAGAAGCACGAACGGCGCCCGACACCCTTATACAAGCACTCCAACAGGCTAGTCCGCACAGCGAACCGCGCATTTCCAAGGAAGAACGTGCTGACCTACAGGCCGTGGTCCTTGACGCAATCGAAACCCTTGAGCCGTGGGAGCATTGGCTTCTAAACGCTCTTCTCTTTGAGCGCATGAGTCTGCGCCAAGTAGAGCATGTGCTAGGAATACCCAAGACCACCGTCGCCCGTAAGCGCGACCGCATCTTGAACAAACTTAAACACGAACTATCTGTTCATCCTCTAGTAAGGGAGTACTTGCACGATGATCGATCCAGAGATTAGACCCCTATCGTGGGAGGCTGCCGCCTCCCTGTGTGCCGGTCAGATAGACAGCACCCATGCTGACTTCAGCGCTGCGCACCCTGCGTTCCAAGCGAAAAGGGACCACATGGAATGGTTGGCTTTGCTGCGCGAAGAGTTCGATTACCTTGAAGGCGAATGGTACGGACGCAAGCGTTTGAACTGCGGCGATGGCGAGGCCGAATACTATCGGTCACTTGCTCAAACTACCCTGTCCACAGCCATGCAATGCACAGGGGTAGAGGCGCTTACAGCCGAAGGGATTCTCCCCATGCTGACAGGCAAGCAGGCCGACTACGGGTACGAGAACATCAACCGGTTCGGGCAAGACGGCATTATCGTGCGGATGCACGACAAGATCGCCCGCTTGGAGAACCTTGCAGCAAAGGGTGCCGACCCCACGAACGAACCCGTAATGGATTCGTTCATGGATTTGGTCGGCTACTGCATCATTGGGATGATGGTCAACTATGGGATCTGGAACCTGCCGATGCGTAACCCAGATTCAGTCATCACTTAAGTCACGCATGGCATCCACGGAACTCATTATTAGTCCGCTGATAGTGGAGAATACGTGGTTATGAAGAGGACTGTTTTCAAAGTCATTCATAATACTTTCCGCTGCGAACGCCATCGCATGTTCGTAAGGCAACACCACCAACACGCCTAATGTGTCGTTATGCCACTTCGCGTGGTTGAGGTCTGCTACGTCCAGCAGGTGTGAGGTTCCTTTTATTTCTTCGTAGATTTCAGTCGCCATGTAGCCGTACTCGTTCGCCCACTTGTCGAACTCGGCATTCACGGCGTCGTCATTCATTACGAAATCTTGTCCTTTGCGTAACTCTTGACGACCGACAGGGCCGCAGCCACGCCACCGATAAGGGCAACCTTCAGGGTGCCGTAGTCTCCCATTACGAATAGGGCTAAGAATGCTTGAGCGAATGTCCATCCGGCTCGTTCGATAAGATTTTTCATGCTGTCCACAACACCTTCCATGTGTGTGAGTCAATGATCCCATTGACTTTGATTGCGTAGTTTGATTGGAACTGCTTACAGGCGGCGATTGACTTGCCGCCGTAAATGCCGTCCACTTTCAGACCGGCTCCTGTCCGGTCGTTCAACCGCCCCTGCGCAAGTGCCACCCACTTGCCTTTGGAACGTCGTCTAATAGGAAGGGCTTCCTGTCCCCCTTCCACGATGTAGCGAATGATCCCACCCCAGTCGATAGCGACGTTGGATGGGTTGTCGTGCATGGGCATCCCCTCTTGTACCCATGTGCTTAGGTTTACGCCGGGGCAGGAGGTTGAGGAAAAATCCATGTGGCACTTGACCCAGAGGTGGTTGCCATATTTTTCCCTGATGGCCCCGACGACGGCAAGCATAGTTTCCTTGCCGATAACAGTGAACTTGTCGTCCGAATCCCCGATGTATGCGACGGAAATCGTTTTGGAGTTCCATCCGCGAGTGGCTGCGCCACGATGCCAGCCTCTTCCCTCAAAGATTTCTCCTGTTTCGCCAGACACCAGCCAGTTGTAAGCAATGGAATCCCATCCCTTAGTCTCTACGTGGTACCTGTCATGTCCTCTCACACGCCTCCACGGGCCTTCTGACGGCCCCGTGGTGTGATGAATGACAATCCCCTGCACGGCACGCCAGAAGCGCTTCAGGGGTTT